TAAGCAACACCATCAATGGTTAAAGTAGGATAAGCATCACCACCAGGATAAACAGTGGAAGAACCACTAAAAATGTTTATTGACTGATGGAGCTGAGGGTAACAAATAACCATTCCTTTACCTAAGCCTCCAGAATTAATAATTCCTCTAGTTTGAACTTGGATAGTAGCACAAGGAAACATAGAGCTATCTGGAATTCTAACATTTGGAAAATTCATGGGTTGAGCAAGGGTACGTAAATAATCAAACCAAGCATGATTAATATCTTGCTTAGCAGAATAAGTGCTCGAAAAATCCCCACGACGAAGAGAGCGAGTTCTTGCACGCTGGCGTCGAGTTTTCTTTGATTTCACAGGAGCAACAACCAATTGCGCTCTTTGAGGAGGACGACCAGTGTTTATAACTTTCACTCTCTGAACTTTAGGACGACCCACTTTTTCATTAACAATCCTGGGACGTCTCCTTCTATTAGACACGTTTTCTTTAATATTAATTCTTGTAGACATTCTATTAGAAATTTTTATATATGGATAAATTATGGCCCACCATATTAAAATAAACCAAGATTAAATTAATCTTTAAGGGAAAGCTGTTGAACCAACAGACTTACAACCCTCCTAAGAAGAAAATAAAGGAGGAATTAAAGATCTAAACAACGGTTTCTAATCTTCTGCAGATTAACCGTTGAATAGCCTTTAGAAACACAATAATGTTCTAGAATGGCACAATAATAAGTGTCAAAAGGATTTGCAACCAAATAACCAATTGCTCTTTGAGAATCTAGAGAAAAACCAAACTTTTCTTCAAATTTATCTAAATCATCAAAAATCTTAAAACAAAAAGACAAAAGGATTTTGGAGGAATCATGTAAAGGAACTAACTTCTTCCCTAAGAAAAAGGGACGACAGTTACAAAAAGACATTTCATCAACTGAACCATAATCTCTACCATTGACAGTTAAACAGGAAGTTGTTTCTAAATGAGGAAGATACTTACGAATATTAATCGGATTCAAATCATAAGTAGCCTTCACTAAAGAATCATCACCATTTAAAATAGCCAATTCGGAAGCAATAAAGTCTTGATAAAGGGTAGATAAACCATGATCCAATCTAGACTTAATCCATACATAAGCTAAATATCTAAAATTCTGCCAAATATTACGAAGCATAGTAAACCATGATCCCGTCGGATTACCAGACTCTTTCATGATCACATTTCCATCAGGCATAATCACATGAGAAAAAATTTCATTACTCATCATGAGATTTAATCTCTTTAAATGATAATCAGTGTGATAAATAGGAAGAAGTGAATCATACATCAGTTCAAATTGATCGCCAATGTCTGCAGCAGTTTGAGAAGCATCAAAAGGAGAATAATCCAAAGCAAAACAAACACAGTTTTTAAAAGCATTTAAGCGATAATCAAAATCTGAACTATGAAAGTCAGAGCCACAAAAAGACCAGGTAAACTCTCGATTACCGAGAAAATTTTTGAACAAGTGGGAGAAATATTTAACGGAATAAAATAATTGAATGGGAGAACAACTCCAAACTGCTCTACTATTACCATCCAAAACACGTGAAGTTTCACGCATTTCATCTTTCCAAAACATTGTCCAAAATAAAACGGGATTTTCACCTTTTTCAATTGAAGCTTCAACTTCATCATAAATAGGTTTAAAATTATCCCAAAACTCATTTTTAGACTTATAACCAGCCTTCTTCCACACGTACCCAGTAGAAGAATCCTTAGAACTAGAATTTTTTAAAAATTCAATAGTCTCGTCATAAGACAGAACTTTACCATTATAAAGAGAGGAAGAAAAATGCTCTTTAAGAAAATCTAAAGACAAGGACCAAGCATCATCACACAAGTATTGAGGTCTAGTATAAAGAAATAATTTTTTATAAAGACCTTCAAGAGTGTGACGAGCTGGTAAATATTTATATTTAAAAGAAGACTTACCAGAAATATTTTCTTTTAAATAACCATTCCTTAGATTAACCGAAAGTACAGCCTCTCTCAAACCTAGAGAGTCGTAAATAGAGGGGTAATTTTCTTTAAGAAAATTGACAAAGGACCAATTAATATTATTACTCTTTTTTATACGAACCCTCTTTTTAACAGAAAAACACCTTTTCATTTTAGTAATGCCATTTGATATATATTGTGTTGTTGGATCGAAGATGCTTTCTGTTATCCTCGCGACTTCAGGGCCCCCAAATGGCGGGGCCACTAAGTCGCCTATTGAAAATTTGTTAAGAAGTCTGAGGAAAAGGGAATCATGTAGTTCCTACATGTCTTCCCTTGAGGCTTAGAAGTAGCATTATGAATGCCAATACAACGAATTGAGTTGTTAACAGCTATAAGAACAGGGGCACCACAGGCGCCTTCTTCAGTTGAAGCGTTATAGCTTGATCCATCATAATTACCAGAAGAAATCTTAACCTTCATTCCATCAGAAAACCAACAAAGAGAAACTAAGCCTGAATTGGCAGTAGAAGGAACATAAGACGAAAGACCAGAAGGTTTTGTACTAAAATAAACAGCTTCAATATCACCAACACCGGTTTTAACTTCTACAATCTTTTTAACAACCAATCTTTGAATTTGAGAAGCATTATTAACTTTAATGCCTAAACGAACTTGGAAGTTATCACCAACTTTCAAAGGCTCATCTTCTCTAGTCATATAATGCCCACTAGTAATAAAATATTTTCCAAGACAAACTCCATTAGCAACATTATCAAGACCTTCAACAACAGCCATATAATTTGAAGCATTATCAGTTGTAACTATAACGGCATCAGACTGAGCTTCTTTTTTAATATATCTCATCCCCTTAACTCTGGCAACAAATTTAACACATTTCTTAGGGATAAGATCAACTTTCTTTTTGCAAGTATGAGAAGCAGCTTCTTTAAACATTTCTCCGCAGCCATCACACTTAACCAAAACAACAGCCTTAGAAATTTTCTTTTTTCTTAAACAAGCTCTAGTATGAAAAATAGCCTGACGACCTTCACAGTTACCTTTATAACTTTTTATAACGAAACTATTATTAACTTTAACAACATAAAGACAAGACTTTAGTTTAAAAACTTCAGGCTTAGGTTTATTACTAATAAATAAAAATTTTCTAGCTTCATCAACAGAAACGAAAGAGCAATTCAAAACATCACCAACTACAGTGTTAACATACTTCAAGTTTGGAACAGCTTCACGAAAGTGCCTATTTCTTAAAGGAACTTGCTCTCTCTGATCTAAATAATTTAAATAATTATAAAACTCTTCATTATCTTCATTTTCTAAAGCTTCATCATTAACAAAAGAATAATTACTAGAATAATCATTATAATCAGGATCGTTTACAATAGATTGGTAACCTGGATTCTTTTTTCTCAAACTCTTAGCTCTGCCAGCATCTAAAATTGCTTGCTGTCTCTTACCTGGTTCTCTATAAATTCTTTTATAATCTTTCTTACGATCTTTAGAACCATCAGTGTCTATCCATCTCTTATAAGTTTCTTTAAAGAGAGCCCGAGCTTGCTCGGCAAATTGACCAAATTCATTTTCAAAATAATTAGGATCAGAAGCTATCAAGTCAGCATATTCATAATTGTCAACTTGTATTAAATGTAAAAATCGATTTTCCAAAGTGCCTTTACCTGAAGCGTAAAGATAAACAGCATTATCATGCCAAACTGGAGTTCGCTTCTTTTTATTAGAAACAGTAACATTACGAATTACTTTAGTTTGATTTCTCAAACCAAAATTTGCACTTGTAGAATTAGTGGAAACATTTTTAACATTATAACCTCTTTTTCTTTGCCTATTGGAATTATAATTGGGATTATGAGTTTTCTTCCCTCCCTTGGCTTCATGAATTTTTGGTCTGCAATTGCTAAAATGAGTGCAAAAATGACCACCACATGAAGTCATACAAGACTCCCAAGCACTGGTTTTTAAACCAATAGGACAATCTTTATGGTGGACACACTCTTTAGTGGCCCTAACACAATTGGCACTATGAACACAATCTGAGCCATGACAATCAATACAACAATCTACAGAGGCAGACAACTTTTTAGGGCAATTGAAATGTTTACAAACAGAATTACTTGAATCATCCAACCAAAAACGATATAACAAGTAAAAAACGATAACCAAAACCAAAACAGTGAAAATAGCGAGAGCAACTTTCTTTTGCCAAGACATTCTCTCAAACTTTGAAATAATATAGTCATAGACAAACTCGAAAATCACATCACAAATAAAAACAAAATATTCTAAAACATCCGTAGAAAAACCAAATATCTTTAAAATATTACGTAAAATAAAATCACAAATTTTCTTAAAAATTTCTCGATAAATAGGATCATTTAAATTATCACCATTTTCAGGATCATCACAAGGGAAATCAATTAAACCAGAAGAAAGCCAATATAAACCTGAGAAATAACCAGGACTACAACGAAAACAAGAACAAGTGGAAGAATTCAACAAAGTAGCACCATAAGAGGAAGAATTTCCTTTCATCTCTTTCTTTATCCCTTTTGTTTTTTCATAATCAGCAAAAGGATCATTAGTGTAATTATCAATCATGAACTTATTGAA